AAAGCTGGTCCGACGTGGCGCGGGAATGGCTGGCGGCCCAAGGGTCGGACGAGACACTGCGCGCGGCGCGCAACACGCTTCTCGGCGAGACTTGGGTCGAAAGCGGCGATGCGCCGGAATGGCAGCGGCTGGCGGATAGGCGGGAATCCTGGAAGCCGGGCACCGTGCCGATGGCCGCTCTGTTCCTGACCGCGGGCGCTGACGTCCAGAGGGACAGGGTCGAAGTCGACATCTGGGCCTGGGGCCGGGGCATGGAAAGCTGGCTTGTCGATCACATCGTCATCCCAGGCGGGCCTGACGATCTCGCCGCGTGGAACAAGCTGACCGCCTTGCTCGGGCGCAGCTGGCAGCACGCCAACGGCGCGTTCATGACTGTGGCACGGCTTGGCATCGACACCGGTTACGAGGCTGCAGCAGTTTATGCTTGGTCGCGCAAGGTCGGATTCGAACAGGTCGCACCCCTCAAGGGCCTCGAAGGCTTCAATCGGTCGGCGCCGGTCTCGGGCCCGACCTTTGTCGACGCCACCATCGGTGGGAAACGTCTGCGGCGCGGCGCGCGGCTGTGGTCGGTGGCCACGGCAACCTTCAAAGCGGAGACCTATCGCTTCTTGCGGATCGAACGACCCTCGGACGAGGACCGCGCAACCGGGATGCTCGACGCCCCCGGCACGATCCACATCCCCGGCTGGGCCGACACCGAATGGCTGAAGCAGCTGGTGGCCGAACAGCTGGTCACGATCCGCAACAAGCGCGGCTATGCCCATCAGGAATGGCAGAAGATGCGCGAGCGGAACGAGGCGCTGGACTGCCGGGTCTATGCCCGCGCAGCCGCGTGGATCCTCGGTGCTGATCGGTGGGACGAGGCCACATGGCGGCGGCTCGAGGCGCAGGCTGGCGTGGAAACGCGCCTGCCCACGGCCGCCGCAACGGACAGCGCACCAACTGATCCGGCCCAGCCCAAGGCCGGAACCCTGACCACGCCACGCCGAAAACGGCGGGCCTATACCCCGAACTTCATGAGGGACTGATGGACCTGGAGCGTATGCAGGCCCTGCTGACCGCGCTGCAGGAAGCCCGCTTCGCCGGGCTGCGCAGCGTCAGCTACGACGGCAAGACCGTGACCTATGGCTCGGACGCCGAACTGGCAGCAGCCATTCGGGATCTGGAAGCGCGCATTGCCACCGCCAGCGGCACGTCTGCCCGCCGCCGTCGTTGGGGCACGGTCGCGACGAAGGGGCTGTGACCATGGTGCTCGACGCCTTCCGTCAGCGCCTCGGCTCGATCATAGGCGGGTTTGACGCCGCGCAATCGCACCGGCGCATGCGCGGCTTCCGCGCCACCCGGGCGCATGTGAACACGCTGATCGCCGCCTCGGGCGAGACCATCACCGCCCGGGCGCGTTGGCTGGTCCGGAACAACGGCTACGCAGCGAACGCCGTCGATGCCTTCGCGAACCATGTCGTCGGCGACGGGATCAAGCCCTCGTCGAAGATCGCCGATGCCGCGAAGAAGGAAGAGTTGCAGAAGCTCTGGCTCGCCTGGACGGACGAGGCCGATGCCGAGGGGCTGACGGACTTCTTCGGGCTGCAGCGCCGGGCCGCGCGCGAGGTGTTTCTGGCGGGTGAAGTCTTCCTGCGGATCCGCACGCGAAGGGCAGAGGATGGCCTAACCGTGCCGATACAGTTGCAGATGCTGCCGTCAGAGATGCTGCCGCAGGACATGACCCGCGTCCTGTCCGGTTCCGGGTCGATCCGACAGGGCATCGAGTTCGACGGCATTGGTCGCCGCGTGGCCTATCATTTCCTGCGCCGCCACCCGGGCGACATGACCGATCCGGGGCTGGCCGGGGAGACGGTGCGCGTGCCCGCGTCCGAGGTAATCCATATCCTCGACCCCGTCGAGGCGGGCCAGCTGCGGGGCGTGTCGCGCTTCGCTGCAGCGGTGGTGAAGCTCTTCACCCTCGACCTCTACGACGACGCGGAACTGGAGCGGAAGAAGACGGCGGCGATGTTCGCGATGTTCATCACCTCCCCCGCTCCGGAAACTGCCCTCGATCCCGCCGAGGACGATCTGGAGGTGGAACCGGGCCAAGTGGTGCGACTTGATCCCGGCGAGGATGTCACCACGCCATCCACCCCGGATTCCGGGTCCACCTACGAACCTTTCCAGTACCGGACGTTGTTGCAGATCGGCGCCGCGCTAGGCGTGCCCTATGGCTATCTGACTGGCGACACCGCGAAGGGGAACTTCTCGAACACGCGGATCGCCTTGGTCGACTTCCGCCGTCGCATCTCGGCCTTCCAGCATTCGGTCATGGTCTACCAGCTCTGCCGCGCGGTCTGGACGCGCTGGATGGACATGGCCGTGCTGGCGGGTGCCATCGATCTGCCGGGCTATGCCACCGACCGGCGCACGTACCTCGCCTGCGACTGGCTCCCCACCAAGTGGGACTGGATCGACCCGGCCAAGGATGCCTCGGCTGAAATCCTGCAAATCGAGGCGGGCCTGAAATCCCGCACGCAGGCCATCGCGGAGCGGGGATACGACGCCGAACAGGTCGACCGTGAAATCGCCGCGGAACGTAAACGCGAGGCGGAGCTGGGTCTCGATTTCCGGCGGCCGGGATCTCCGGCGCAGGCCGCGGGTGGCGGCGCTGGGCAAAACGATGCTGAGGGACAGCGACAGGATCAGCAAGACGGCGGCGATCAGGAAGACAACGGCGAGGGCCGGGAACCCCGGCCCGCGGAGGAAGGATGATGCATCACACCCAGATCGCCCAGCGCGTCTTCAACACGCCCCTGATGGTCGATCCCGCAAAGGCGCTGGCTTTCCTGACAGGGCTTGGCCCCCGGATCACCGGTCGGGAGATCAGCATCGAGGGGATGGTTGTGGATCCCGAAGATCAGGCCACCGCCACCCTGCCCGCCCGGGCTTCGCTCTTTGGCGACGACCTGACCAGCCGCCAGGCGAGGAACGGTGGCCAGCCCTTCGCAGTCGTTGAAGGGATCGCGGTCATCGAGATCGCAGGCACGCTGGTGCATCGCGGGGCCTGGATCGGGCAATCGTCGGGACTGACCTCCTACGAGGGGATCGCGGCGCAGCTGCAGGCGGCCCTCTCCGATCCTGCCATCCGCGGCATCGCCCTTGACATCGACAGCTTCGGTGGCGAGGTGGCCGGGGCCTTCGACCTCGCCGACCGCATCCGCGCAGCTCGGGCGCAAAAGCCGGTCCATGCCTTCGTCGCCGACCATGCCCTCTCGGCCGCCTATGCGCTGGCCTCACAGGCCGACCGCATCATCCTGCCCCGCACCGGGGCCGTCGGCAGCATCGGTGTCGTCGCCATGCACAGCGACATGAGCGGGGCACTCGACCAGAAGGGCATCGCCGTCACGCTGATCCATGCGGGTGCGCGCAAGGTCGATGCGAACCCCTACCAGCCCCTGCCCGAGGCCGTCCGCGACCGGATCGCGGGCGAGCTCGAAGACCTCCGCCAGCTCTTCGCCGAAACTGTCGCCGAAGGTCGTGGCCGCCGCTTCGACAGCCAACGCGCGCTGGGCACCGAAGCCGCCGTGTTCCGTGGCGAGGCGGCGGTCTTTGCCGGACTTGCCGACGAGGTAGCCGATCCCGTCGCCGCCTTCCGCACTTTCGCCGCCGCACCCCGCGGCACATCCACCCCCAGAGGAAAGGGCCCGATGATGACCACCGCCCCCGAAGATCATGCGCAGCCTGCAGTCGCGCCTGCCGCCAGCACCCCGCCGGAACCGGCCCCGCCCGCGGCAATCGCACCGCCGCAAACCGCGGCGGCCGCGATGTCGCCCGAAGCAATCCGCGCCGAGGCGGCCGAGGTCGCACAGGTCTGCGCGCAGGCCGCGCGCCTCGGCATCCAGCTTGATGCCGCCGACGCCGTGGCCAAGGGCGTAAAGCCCGAGGCTCTGCGTGCGAAGATCCTGGCCGATCTCGCCGCGCGTAGCGATGCCGCGGGTATCATCGCCACCGCTCCTGCGGCTGGCACCAAGGAAAGCCCCATCGTCGCCGCCGCCAAGAAGTCGGCAGCCGCCACGCGCTGATCCTGGCGCTGACGATCGCCGCTCGCGTCATAGCCTAGCGCAACCCATCCCCCAACATCCTGGAGTCTGAACCATGCCCGTCCTGACGGAACCGCCCAGCATGGGCGATGTCCTCAAATATGAGGTCAACCCGAACTACACCCGCGAGGTGGTGACGCTGCTCGCGGGCATGCCCTACCCCGTCGGCGCCGTCCTCGGCCGTATCACCGCCAGCGGCAAGTACAAGCTGGCGACCAGCGGCGGCACCGATGGCGCGCAGACCGCCTCGGCCGTGCTGCTTTACGCCGTGGACGCAACCCTCGCGGACGCCACCGGCATCGTCATCGCCCGCGGCCCGGCCATCGTCTCGCGTGCTGGCCTCGCCTACGACGCCACTGTCGATGACGGGGCGAAGATCACCACAAAGATCGGCCAGCTGGCCGCCGCAGGCATCATCGCCCGCGACGGCGTCTGACGCGCACCAGACCGCCGCGTCCTTCACCTCATTCCCCGGAGCCCCACCATGACCCTCGTCCGCAATCCCTTTGACGCTGGCGGCTATTCGCTGGCCGAGATGACGCAGGCCATCAACATCCTGCCCAACCTCTACACCCGCCTCGCCCAGATCGGCCTCTTTCGCTTCGAAGGGGTCAGCCAGCGCTCGGTCATCATCGAGCAATACGAGGGCGTCCTGAGCCTGCTACCCTCGGTACCGCTCGGCGGCCCCGCCACCGTCGGCACGCGCGAAGGCCGCTCCATGCGGAGCTTCGCCCTGCCGTGGATCCCGCATGACGACGTGGTCCTCCCCGCCGACATCCAAGGCGCCCCCGCGCTAGGCGCGTTCGATGCGGCTGATCCCCTCGTCGAGGTGATGAACCGCAAGCTGCTCCTGATGCGCCGCAAGCACGCCCAGACCCGCGAATACATGGAGATGAACGCGCTCCGCGGCATCGTGAAGGACGGGGCGGGCACCACCCTCTACAACTACTTCACGGAATTCGGCCTTGCGCAAATCTCGGTGGACTTTGTGCTGGGCACCGCAGGCACGAACGTGCAGGGCAAGGTCCGGGAGGCGCTGCGCGCCATCGAGGACAACCTTCTGGGCGAGGCCATGACTTCGGTCCACGCGCTGGTCAGCCGGGAATTCTTCGACAAGCTGATCGCGCATCCCAAGACGGAAGAGGCCTACAAGTTCTACGCCGCGACCGGCGCCCAGCCCCTGCGCGAGGATGTCCGCCGCAATTTCCCCTTCGCCGGGATCCTGTTCGAGGAATACTCCGGCACCGTCACCCTCTCGACCAAGGCGACCGAACGGCTGGTCCCGGCGAACGAAGGGATCGCCTTCCCGCTCGGCACAATGGACACCTTCACCACCTATGGCGGCCCGGCAAACCTGCTGGAAACCGCCAACACCATCGGCCTGCCCCTGTACGCCCGCCAGCATCTCGACGAAAAGGGCCGCTGGATCGACGTGATGACCGAAGCCTCGATCCTGCCGGTCAACAAGCGGCCGCGGCTGGCGATCCGCCTGCACACGTCGAACTGACGGGTTCCCCATGTCCGTCTTCGCTGCCGCCATGGACCGCATCTTCACCCATGCTGCCATGGCGGCCCCAGCCCTCTGGATCTCGGCCACCACGTCCGAGGAACGCCCGATTCGCATCATCCGCCGCGCGCCCGACCGCGTCACCGACTTTGGCGCTGGGCGCTTCGTCAGCGACACGACGGTGGTGGATGTGCGCGTGGCCGACCTGCCCGCCCCTCGGCAGGGCGACGTGATCGTCATCGGAGCGGACAGCCATGTCATCCAAGGGGAGCCGCTGCGCGACCGCGAACGGCTGATCTGGACGCTCGACCTGCGCCCGGCGTGACCCGATGAAACTGAAGCTCGAGATCAGCCCCGACCTCGCCGCCCTGATGCAGGCGGAAATCGCGGCAGGCGAGAAGGCCGTCACCACCGCCATGCGCGAGGCGGGCGCGGGTCTAAAATCCGCCTGGCGCGGCCAGATCACCGGCGCGGGCCTTGGCACCCGGCTCGGCAACTCGATCCGCCTCGCGACCTACCCGAAGAGCGGCGAAAGCCTGAACGCCGCGGCGCTGGTCTGGTCGAACGCCCCGGTGATCGTCGGCGCGCATGACATGGGGCCGCTGATCCGGTCAAGAAACGGGTTCTGGCTGGCGATCCCCACCGCCGCCGCGGGCAAATCCACCCGCGGCGGGCGGATCACCCCCGGAGAATGGGAACGCCGCACGGGGCTGCGGCTGCGGTTCATCTACCGCCGCCGGGGGCCAAGCCTGCTGGTGGCCGAGGGGAGGCTGAACAGCAAGGGGCGCGCAGTGGCATCCCGCGCGAAGACCGGACGCGGTCTGACCCCAGTGCCGATCTTCCTCCTCGTGCCGCAGGTCAAGCTGCGCAAGCGGCTCGATCTGGCGCGGGATGCGGAGCGAGCCATCGACGGCGTGCCGGGGCGGATCGTGGCAGGGTGGGTGGGCATCCACATTTCAACGTAGGGCGTACACCGATTTCAACTTCTACTCGATTATCTGGTATTTCACCCACAATGGCCCTTTGTCGGTAAGCGCAATATCGAAGAGGAAGCCGCCTTCAACAGCAGCAAGGCGTCGCTGATGAAGCGAGATGCCTTGACGTTCCAGATAAAGATAGAAAGCCTGAATTGCCTCATTGTGCGTGCGCGCTTTCTTGAAAAAGATCGCAGTTTCCTTGGTTTTTCCGTCGCCTGAATGACCGAATCTGACCGAGAACAGCTGCGACAACTTTGTTCCTTCCGCGCTAGCTGTGTCTATCCAATTTTCAATCTTTGTCAGGTGACGAGTGCCGCTTATCACCAATTCCCAGTCGAGTGCAGCACAACGCTCAATGACATTTCGCGCGAGGTATAATTCGTTTTTCATGGCTTCTGACGGAAGCCCAATCGAACCAGCTGAGAGTTCGCCACTTGAGACCAGGAGGTTACTTCCATAGTTTGGATGAACAAACTCACACAACGTCGCGTAATCCTTGCTTGCGCGTTGGTCCACCTTGGCCAGCGCCTCTAGCAATTCATTTGTGTGTAGCCGCTTGGCGTCCCGCGGGCTTCCTTCGCCACCGTAGTACATTCGATCAACTACTTTTCGGTGTTTGCGTATGGTTCGATCAACCTGCTCGAATGTTTGCTTCGTTTCAATTTCGGCAACGGCTTTCTCTAGAGCTTGGTTTTGAAAGGCTAAAGATGCTGTATGCTCCATAAACGCGCGGGCCAAATTGAAAAGAACAACCAGGTTCTCTTGAGACTCAGCGTCAAGAATTCCTCGTGCGATCTCCCGTGTCTTGAACCGGAAAACCAGTGTCGAGAAGAAATGAGCCGTCGCAAACTCGTTCAAGAGGTGGGCGACCTTGGCTATCTCGCTGTCACCATCGTCGACAGGGAGCCGAGATTTGGAGCGATCCAAGAGCCCATCAAAGTCTTTAACGTGCTGCCAGAGTTCGTCGCTCTCCGTTAGTCGCGAGAGATTTGGGTAACTTTCTGACTTCATCAACCACTCTTCCCTCGCCAGCATTACAGCGCTCGGCAGGCCGGTTCTGCGTGCCCCTGGACGTAGCGTAGAGCGGGAATGACGTCGCGAGCAAGGATAACGGACAACGATGCCCACCATCCGCGAAACCGTCCTCGCCGCGCTGCACGCGCGGCTGCAGCCACTTGCCGCGCTCACCCTGCGTGACGAGGTCCTGCCCGAGCGGATCCCGGTTGCAGGGCTGATCATCCTGCGCGACGGCCAGCCGGGCGAGCCGGAGGTCACGCTGTCGCCTTTGCGCTATCACTACCAGCACCGGGCCGAGCTGGAGGTCGTCGTCCAGGCTGGCTCCGGCCGGGCCAGCGCCTTCGATGACCTGATCGCGGCCATCGGCAGAGCGCTGGAATCTGACCGGACGCTGGGCGGCCTCTGCGACTGGGTGGAACCCGAAGCCCCGGCTTCGGTCGATCTGCCCGTCGAGGGCGCCGCAACCCTGAAGGCGGCGGTGATCACCGTCGTCCTGCACTACACCACGACCGGCCCCCTGGCCTGACACCCCCACATCCAAGGAGACCCTTATGGCACGCGCACACGGCGCGCGGGCGCAGATGGCGCTTGCGTTCGAGACAGTTTACGGCACCCCGCCCGCCAGCGGCTACCGGCTGATGCCCTTCGCCCGGACCACGCTGGGCGCGGAACAGCCGCTCCTGAATTCGGAGCTTCTGGGCTACGGCCGCGATCCCCTGGCGCCGATCAAGGACGCCGTCACCGCCGATGGCGAGGTGGTGGTGCCGATCGATGTGGAGGCCTTCGGCTTCTGGCTGAAGGCGGCCTTCGGCGCTCCGACCACCACGGGGACCACGCCCAAGACCCACACCTTCCAGTCGGGGAACTGGACGCTGCCTTCGATGGCCATCGAAGTCGCCATGCCCGAGGTGCCGCGGTTCGCGATGTATGCGGGCTGCGTGATGGACCAGCTGTCCTGGCAAATGAGCCGATCCGGCCTCCTGACCGCCACTGCCCGGTTGATCGCGCAGGGCGAGGCCATCGCCGCCACCACAGCCGCGGGCACGCCGACCGCGCTGGGCCTGCAGCGCTTCGGCCATTTCAACGGCGTGGTGAAGCGCAACGGCACGGCGCTCGGCAATGTCGTCTCGGCCGAGATCACCTATGCCAACGGCCTCGACCGGATCGAGACCATCCGCAACGACGGCAAGATCGAGGGCGCCGATCCCGGCATGGCCGCGTTGACCGGCCGGATCGAGGTGCGGTTCGCCGATAGCGCCCTCGTCACCCAGGCCATCGACGGCACGCCTTGCGAACTGGAATTCGCCTACAGCCTCGGCGCCAATGCCAGCTTCACCTTCACCGCCCATGCCGTCTACCTCCCGGTCCCGCGGATCGAGATCCCCGGGCCCCAGGGCATCCAGGCCACCTTCGACTGGCAGGCCGCCAAGGCCACCAGCCCCGCCCGCATGTGCACCGCCGTCCTCGTCAACACCGTCACGGGATACTGATCATGATCCGACTGAACCTGTCGAACCGGCCCGAATGGCTGGACCTGCTGCCCGGACTGCGTGTCCTCGTGGCCCCCCTGACCACCGCGCTGATGGTCTCCGCCCGCGCCGATCCAGTGATCGACAGCCTTTCGGAAACCTCGAGCCAAGAGGACATGGCGCTGGCCATGGCCAAGGCAGTCGCGCGCCGCGCTGTGCTGGAATGGGAAGGGGTCGGTGACGATGACGGCAACCTCGTCCCGGTCAGCCCGGCCGGGATCGACGCCCTCCTGGACATCTGGCCGGTCTTCGAGGCCTTCCAGGCGCAATACGTCGCCCGCGGCCTGATGCTGGATCAGGAAAAAAACGCCTCCGCGCCCTCGCCGACTGGTCCTTCGGCGGGGGCGACGGCTACTGCGCGGCCTGCTCGGGGCCCTGCCCCGACTGCCCCGCGAGACTGAACCGCCCGCAGACGGTCGAGGGCTGGCAGGTCTGGGACCTGACCCAGCGCCTCGGCGGCCAGCTGCGCATCGCGCCCGGCGCCGTCATCGGATGGGACATGGGCGCTGCTCTCGCGCTTGCACAGGCGCTGGGCATCGCGCCCCTGATCGCCGCCGAACTGCTGCCCGAGATCGAGGCCGTGATGGTGCGCAAGCTCAACGAGCAGATGGAAGGACGCCGGAATGGCTGAGAAAAAGGTCTCCGTCCGCCTCGTGGCGGAAGGCGGACGCCGCGTGCGTGCCGAACTGGAAGGGGTGGGCGAGGCCGGGGCGCGCGGTTTCGGCCGCCTGTCGCGCGAGATGGAACTGGCCAACACCCGGCTCGCCGGTTTCGCGCGCCGGGCCGGGATCGCGCTGGCGGCCGTCACCGCGGCAGCCGCGGCGGCCGGGGTGGCGATGGTGCGCTCGGGGCTTGCCAACATCGACGCGCAGGCGAAGCTCGCGCAGTCGATGCGCACCACGGTCGAAAGCATCCAGACCCTGACCTGGGCCGGGGAACTGGCCGGGGTCTCGATGGGCCAGATCGAACAGGCGACGCAGCGTCTGACCAGCCGCTTGTCGGAAGCGGCCAGCGGTTCCGGCGCGGCGGTGGGCGCGCTGCGGCGGCTGAACCTGACGGCGGCGGAGTTGCAAGCCTTGCCGCTCGACCGGCGCATCGCCGCGATCCAGGACGCGCTGGCCCGCTATGTGCCCGAGGCCGAGCGGGCGGCCGTCGCCTCGGACCTCTTCGGCGACCGGGCGGCGCTCGCGTTCCTGCGGATCGACAGCGCGACCTTGCGGGACGCGGCGCGCGACGTGCAGGATTTCGGTGTGGCGGTCAGCGCGGCCGATGCGGCGCAGATCGAGCGGACGGGCGATGCCATCGCGCGGCTGAGCCTGATCTGGACCGGCCTCGTCAACCGACTGACCGTCGCTGTCGCCCCGGCGCTGGAAACGGTGGCCACCAGGCTCGCCGACATGGCCCGGGCCACCGGCCCCATCGGGCAGGCGATCACGGCACTCTTCGAGAACTTCGGGCGCCTTGCCACCTATGCTGCGACCTTCGCCACAGTCATGGCCGGGCGCTGGGTCGCGGGAATGGCGGCCGCAGCCCTGTCCGTTCGCGGCCTCGCCACTGCGCTGGTCTTTCTGCGCGGCGCGTTGATCCGCACCGGCATCGGCGCGCTGATCGTCGGCGCGGGCGAGCTGGTCTACCAGTTCTCGCAGCTGGTGGCCCGGGTCGGCGGCGTGGGCGAAGCCTTCCGCCTGCTCGGTGATCTGGCCAAGGAGGTCTGGTCGCGCATTGGCCTGTCGCTGGACGCGGCGCTCGCCCGCATGGCGGCCGGATGGGAGGGACTGAAGGCGGCCGGTCTCTCGGCACTCGAAGGCACCATCGCAGGCGTCGTCAGCTTCGGCGACCGGACGGCCGCGATCTTCCAGGGAACCTATGACGCGGCGGTCGCAATCTGGAGCAGCCTGCCCGGCGCCATCGGCGATTTCGCCTTCCAGGCCGCAAACGGACTGATCTCGGGCGTCGAGGCGATGCTCAACGGCGTGGTCACCCGCATCAACAGCTTCATCGAGACCTTGAATGCGGCGCTTGCGCTGCTGCCGGAATGGGCAACCGGCGAGGGCGGTGTCCGGATCGGCATCCTGGACCCGGTGGAACTGGGGCGCATCGGCAATCCATTCGAAGGGGCCGCGACCGCAGCCGGTGCCGCCGCCGCAGATGCCTTCTCCGCCGCGCTGTCGCGGACCTACCTCGAACCGCCCGACCTCGGGCTCGGCACCATGGCCAACGATGCCCGCGCGCGAGCCAACGGCTATCGCGAAGCGGCAGGGATGCTGGCTGACGCTGCCGGTCGGCCGCTCGCCAGCTGGCGGGCGCTGAAGGATGCTGTGACAGGCACGGGGACCGAGGCCGAGACCGCGCTGGCGGACGCAGCTGCCTCTGCAGATGCCCTCACGGCCGGGCTGAACGACACCGCCACCGCCGCCGATGGTGCGGGCGGCGCTGCACGCGACGCCGGAGCAGCGGCGGCCGACGGTGCGGACACGGCCCTCACCGGCTGGCAAGCCGTCTCGGCGGCGCTCGCCGACTACGCCGCCAAGGCGCGCGACATCGGCGGGGATATCGGCCAGGCGCTGGTCGGCGCCTTCACCTCGGCTGAGAACGCCATCGGTGACTTCGTGAAGACCGGCAAGCTCGACTTTCGCGACCTGGTCACCTCGATGATCGCCGATCTCGCCAAGCTCGCGGCCCGGCGCTTCATCCTCGGCCCGATTGCCAATGCGCTGGCTGGTGCGCTGGGCGGGGCGGGTGGGATCTTCGCGAACATCCTGCATGCGGGCGGCATGGTCGGCGCCCCTGGTCCTGGCCGGATGGTCCCGGCGCTGGCCTTCGCGGGCGCGCCGCGCTTGCACAACGGCGGCTGGGCCGGTCTGCGGCCCGATGAGGTGCCCGCGATCCTGCAACGCGGCGAGCGGGTTCTCTCGCGACGCGAAGCGGCAGGCTACGGCCAGGCGGGCCCCTCCACCGTCAATGTCACTATCAACGCCCGCGACGCCGAGAGCTTCCGCCAGTCGCGCACGCAGGTTGCCAGCGACATCGCCCGCGCCGTGTCGCTCGGCCGCCGCGGCATGTGAGGAACCGCCATGGCATTTCACGAGGTCCGGTTTCCAGACAACATCAGCCGCGGGGCGCGCGGTGGTCCCGAGCGGCGCACCCAGATCGTCGAACTGGCGAGCGGTGCCGAGGAACGCAATGCGAGCTGGGCCAACTCGCGCCGCCGCTACGACGTGGCCTACGGCATCCGTCGCGCCGACGATCTGGCGGCGGTGGTCGCGTTCTTCGAGGCGAGGAACGGTCGCCTCTACGGCTTCCGCTTCAAAGATTGGGCTGACTTCAAATCCTGCCTGCCGTCGCTGGCGCCGGGGCCGACCGATCAACCCATCGGCACCGGGAACGGTGCGGCCACCCTGTTTCAGCTGTCCAAACACTACACCTCCGGCGCGCAGTCCTGGTCGCGCGCGATCACCAAGCCGGTCGCCGGAACCGTGACCATCGCCTTGAACGGCACGCCGCAGGCTTCCGGATGGTCGGCCTCGACCACGACCGGCCTGGTGACCTTCACCACCGCTCCGGCCGCTGGCGTCGCCATCACCGCAGGCTTCGAATTCGACGTCCCCGTCCGCTTCGACACCGACGCCCTCGACGTCACCCTCGATCTCGAACGCCTCGGGTCAATCACCTCGATTCCCCTCCTGGAAATCCGCACATGAAGTCCCTGAACCCCGTGCTGCAGGCGCATCTCGATGAGGGTACAACGACGCTTGCCTGGTGCTGGCGCATCACCCGGGCCGATGGCGTGACCTTCGGATTCACGGATCATGACCGGACCATCTCCTTCGACGGCACCGAGTTCGAACCCGAAAGCGGTCTGACGGCATCCGAGGTCCGGTCGGGGTCGGACCTGTCCGTCGATGCGCAGGACGCGCAAGGCGTGCTGTCTTCAGACCGGATCACCGAGACGGACATCCTCGACGGCCGGTGGGACAATGCCGCTGTCGAGGTCTGGCGGGTGAACTGGTCGGCCCCTTCGCAGCGCGTGCTCCTGCGGCGCGGAGCCATCGGCCAGATCCGGCGCGGGCGGCTGGCCTTCGTGGCCGAGGTTCGGAGCCTCGCCCATGTCCTCGGTCAGACGGTGGGGCGGACGTTCCAGGCGAGTTGCGATGCCGCGCTGGGCGATGCGCGTTGCGGCGTGAACCTTGAGGCCCCGGCCTTCAAAGGGACCGGCGCGGTCATCGATGTGCTGCGCGACCGAGCGTTCACCGCCAACGGCCTCGGCGGTTTCGCGGCAAGCTGGTTCGCCTTTGGGCTGGTGGAATGGTCGACCGGCGCGAATGCTGGGCGGCGGGTCGAGGTGCTGTCGCATGATCTCGTTGACGGCATTGCCATCCTGACCCTGCTGGAAGCTCCGGTGCGCCCGGTCACGGCGACGGATGCCTTCGTGGTCCGGGCGGGCTGCGACAAGCGCATCGCGACCTGCGGCGCGAAGTTCGCCAATGTCGCGAACTTCCGAGGTTTCCCGCACATTCCGGGCCAAGATGCCGTGCTGCGCTATGCGACGAAAGACGGCGGCCACGAGGGAGCGGTGCTGTGACTGAGCCGGTCACGACCGCCGATCCGGCTCGCGTCATCGCCGTCGCTCGGTCCTGGCTTGGCACGCCCTATCACGACCAGGCCAGCCTCAAGGGAATCGGCTGCGACTGCCTTGGCCTCGCGCGCGGCGTCTGGTGCGATGTCGTCGGGCCAGAGCCGTTCCCGATCCCGCCCTACAGCCGGGATTGGGGCGAGACGGGGCCAAGGGAGGTGCTTGCTGACGGCGCGCGGGCGATGATGCCAGAGATCGCACCGGCCGACGCCCCGCCCGGTGCGCTGATCCTGTTCCGCATGATGCCGCGCGCCATTGCCAAGCATGTGGGCATCCTCACCAGCCCCGACACCTTCCTCCACGCCTACGAACGGCTCGGCGTGATCGAGGAACCGCTGACGCCGACTTGGGCGCGCAAGATCGCCTTCGCCTTCCTGTTCCCGGCACGCTGAGATTTCCACATGGCCACGCTTGTCCTCGGCGCTGTCGGTTCCGCCATCGGCGGGGCATTCGGCGGCGCGATCCTCGGCTTTTCTGGCGCCGCCATCGGTGGCTTCATCGGCTCGACCATCGGTTCGGTGGTCGACAGCTGGATCGTGTCCTCGCTGGCCCCGGCCCAGAAGATCGAGGGGCAACGGCTCGACAGCCTTCGGATCACGTCCGCGACCGAGGGCGCCATCATCCCGCGCCTTTACGGCCGCATGCGCATCGGCGGGAACATCATCTGGGCCACCGATTTCCGCGAGGAGACAAAGACCACCACGCAAGGCGGCGGAAAGGGTGGCGGCGGGGGTGGCAAGGTCAAGACCACCGAGTATCTCTATTATGCGTCCTTCGCCGTAGCGCTCTGTGAAGGCCCGATCACCGGCATCGGCCGCATCTGGGCCGACGGCAAGCCCCTCGATATGACCGGCATCACATGGCGCTGGTATCCGGGAAATGAGACGCAAGCGGCCGATCCGTTCATCGCCGCCAGGATGGGCGCCGCCAATACCCCGGCCTATCGCGGGACGGCTTATGTCGTCTTCGAGGAATTGGCGCTCTCGACCTACGGCAACCGCCTGCCACAGCTCAGCTTCGAGGTGTTCCGCCCGCTTGCCGACCCCGACACCGCCGAAGGGCTGGTCAAGGCGGTGACGATGATCCCGGCCTCGGGCGAGTTCACCTATGCGGCCGAAGCAGTCCGCAAGACAGTCGGGGCAACGACCACGGTCTTCGGCCAGACCACCGGCGGTACGACCTCGGCCGAGAACCTGAACGCGCTGCCCGACGAGGCCGACATCGTCGTGGCGCTGGACCGCCTGCAAGCCATGGCCCCGGCCGTAGAAAGCGTCAGCCTCGTCGTCGCCTGGTTCGGCAATGACCTGCGCGCGGGCAACTGTACGATCAAGCCCGGAGTCGAAGTGGCGGCAAAGGTCACCAGCCCGAAGGTCTGGACGGTCAACGGCGTGGCACGTGCGAATGCGCATCTCGTCAGCCGGGGTCGCCTGCCGAACGCCACTGGTTCGAGTGAGGCAGGCGCCGAGGATCGGCCGGTCTACGGCGGCACGCCTGCAGATTTCGCGGTTGTGCAGGCGATCCGAGAGATGAAGGCGCGCGGGCTGCGCGTCACCTTCTACCCCTTCCTGCTGATGGACGTCCCGCCCGGGAACAGCCTGCCGAACCCATACAGCGCGAATGCCGCCACGCCGGGCCAACCATCCTTCCCGTGGCGCGGGCGTATCACCTGCTCCCCGGCGGCAGGCTTCGCGGGGACCGCGGACAAGACTGCCGCCGCCGCAACGCAGGTCTCGGCCTTCTTCGGCGCTGCTGCCCCGGCGCAGTTCTCGGTGTCGGGCGACAATGTCAGCTGGACCGGCCCCTCGGGCGATTGGGGCCTGCGCCGCATGATCCTGCACTACGCCCATCTCTGTGCCGTAGCGGGCGGAGTCGATGCCTTCCTGATCGGCACCGAGATGCGCGGCCTGACCACGATCCGGTCCAGCGCCAGCGCCTATCCCGCCGTCATCGCCTTCAAGGCGCTGGCGGCGGACGTGAAGTCGGTCCTGCGGCCGGGCACCAAGGTCGGCTATGCATCCGACTGGTCGGAATACTTCGGTCACCAGCCCGGTGACGGCACGGGGGACGTCTATTTCCACCTCGACCCGCTCTGGTCGGACGCCAACATCGACTTCGTCGGCATCGATAACTACATGCCGCTCTCCGACTGGCGCGACGGCTTCGGCCATGCCGATGCCCTTGAAGGCTGGCCCGCGATCCACGACCGGGGCTACCTGCAGGCGAACATCGCAGGCGGCGAGGGCTTCAACTGGTTCTATACCAGCGCCGCCGACCGGTCGGCGCAACTGCGCACCCCGATCACCGATGGCAGCGCAGGCAAGCCTTGGGTCTTCCGCTACAAGGATCTCCGCGCCTGGTGGTCGAACCCGCATTTCAACCGGCCGGGTGGGGTGGAGAGCGGCACGCCGACGTCTTGGGTGCCGCAGTCGAAGCCGGTCTGGTTCACCGAACTCGGCTGTCCCGCAATCGACCGCGGCACGAACCAGCCGAACGTCTTCTTCGACCCCAAGTCTTCGGAGAGCTTCACCCCGTACTTCTCGCGCGGCTGGCGCGATGATGCCATCCAGCGCGCCTATCTTGAGGCGAGCTACCTCTGGTGGGGTCTGGGCGCGAACAACCCGACGTCCGCGGTCTATGGCGGCCGGATGGTGCATGTCCCTGAATGCGCCGCCTGGACCTGGGACGCGCGGCCCTATCCGTTCTTCCCCGAACTGACAGGCATCTGGACGGATGGCCCGAACTGGCGGCTCGGGCATTGGCTGACGGGGCGGCTGGGTGCCGTTTCGCTCGCGGCCCTTGTGCGCCACCTCTGCCTGCGCGCCGGGCTCGACGAGGCGTTGATCGACGTCTCCGGCCTCTGGGGCGCGGTCGAGGGCTATGTGATCGGGGCGCTGGAAAGCCCCCGCGCTTCGATTTCCACGCTGGCAAGACATTTCGGGTTCGATGCCATCGAGACCGAAGGCGTGATCCGCTTCGTCATGCGCGGCCGTGCCTCGGTCGCGACACTGGCAATCGACGATCTGGTTGCCAGCCGCGAGGGCGAGGCTTTTGAGCTGACCCGCGGCCAGGAGACCGAACTGCCCCAGGCGCTGAAATGGCAGGTCGCGCGGGCGGATGAGGATTATGACGCGGCCCTCGTCGAAGCCCGCCGCATCACCGTCGACACGACGCGCATCGCCTCCGAGTCTTTCCCGATGGCGATCCCGCCCGAGGAGGCGGAACGCCGCTGCCGCCGCGCGCTGATGGAAGCCTGGATCGGCCGTGAGAGCGCGACCTTCCGCCTGCCGCCGTCCCGCCTGGCTCTCGACCCCGCCGACGTGATCCGGCTCTCCCATGACGGCCGCGAGGTCGAGTTCCGCCTGGTCTCCGTCGCCGACGCCGAGGCGCGCGGCATCGAAGCGGTGTGTCAGGACCGTGCCGCCTATGACCTGCCGCCGGGGGATCCCCGGCCCGCGAGCATTTCCAGCCCTGTCGTGTTCGGCACGCCGGAAGTGGTGATGCTGGACCTGCCGCAGATCAGCGAGGACCAGCCCGCGCATCGCCCCCTGATCGCCGCCCATGCCAGCCCCTGGCCGGGCGAGATCGCGGTGTTCCGCAGCGCGTCGACGGACGGGTTCAACCTCCTGACGACCTTCGGGAGCCGTGCGCGGATCGGCACGCTGGCCTTCGACTTGTTTCCGGGGCCGACCTCGCGCTTCGACCGGGGCAACGCGCTGGTGGTTGGTCTCCTGTCCGGAACGCTGGAAAGCGTAACCGACGTCGCGCTCTTCGGCGGGGCCAATGCCCTCGCGGTCGAAAGCGCCGCAGGCCAGTGGGAGATTGTGCAGGCGGGTGCGGCCGAACTGATCGCGCCAGGCCGGTACCGCCTGACCCGCCTGCTGCGTGGCCAGCGCGGGACGGAGCACGCCATGGGCAATCCAGCCCCGGCAGGAGCGCGGGTAGTCGTGCTGGATGCAGCGCTGTCTTACCTGCCCATCGCCGAGGCTGACCTCGGACTGCCGTGGAACTGGCGGGTCGGCCCGGCCGCGCGGGCGGTCAGTGACGCAAGCTATGCCGCGCTAGGCTTCACCCCGAGCGGGCGGGGCCTTGTCCCCTTCGCGCCGGTCCATGTCGAACAGCCTTGGCGGACGGCCCGCAGCCCCGGCGATCTGACCATCCGCTGGACGCGCCGATCCCGCGCACTGGTCGCGGATGCCTGGGAGCAGGTCGAGGTGCCGCTGGGCGAGGACTTCGAGAGCTACGACGTCCAGATCCTCGACGGGGCTGTCGTCAAGCGCACGATGACCAGCACCACCACGTCCGTCCTCTACACCGCTGCCCAGCAGACCGCCGATTGGGGCGCGCCGCTCGGCCCCGGCCAGACGCTGGCGCTTCGCATCTACCAGCTCTCGAACCGCCTCGGCCGCGGCGCGCCCTCGGCCGTAACGCTGCAATTCTGATCCGAACCTCCGGGAACCCAAATGTCCGACACCTCGACCCATCTGGGCCTGCCCTACCTTTTGGCCGCGCAGGCGCAGAAGCATGTCACCCACAACGAGGCTTTGCGCCTGCTCGACGCGATGGTGCAGTTGTCGGTCCTCGACCGCACGCGCATCGCGCCGCCCGCGAGCCCAGCCGACGGGAACAGGCATCTGGTCGCTTCGGGCGCGACCGGCCTCTGGGCTGGGTGGGACCTGAACATCGCCTTCTGGGTGGACGGCGCGTGGATCCGGCTTGTGCCGCGCACTGGCTGGCTGGTCTGGGTGGCGGCTGAGGGGCTGTTCCTCGTCTGGAGCGGCAGCGCCTGGGAGGTAGTGGGCGAGCCCCGCGACGTCTCGGACGCAGTCTTCAGCCTCGTCAACGATGCGGACCCCACGAAGAAGGCCACCTTCTCGCTTGCCGGGATCAGCACGGGCACCACGCGCAGTTACACGCTGCCGAACACCTCATCCGAACTCGCGATCCTAGCGGGCACCCAGACCTTCAGTGGGAACAAGACCTTCTCGGGTACGCTGACCGCCTCGGGGACCGTGACGGTCTCGGCGGCCAGTGCCACCATCGGCACCGCAACGACGACCGCGACCTATGGAATGGGCACCGGCGCCACGACCACCGGCGTCACCAAGACTGTGAACCTCGGGACCGGCGGCGCATCCGGATCGACCACCGTCGTGAACATCGGCTCTGCGACGGCTGGCGCGGGCGGGACAACCGTCATCAACACGCCGACCGTCACCTTCGCCAATGCCGTCACGCAGGTCGGCATGCCCCAGGCCAACCTAACCGCGCAACTCTTGGGCCTCGGTGGGGCCACGGCCGACAGCTACAACCGGCTGTCGGTGAACACACCGGCCGTGCTGCTGAACAACGCGGGCGCCGGGATAGAGGCGACCGTGAACAAGGCCGCCGCCGGAAACGACGCCGCCTTCGCCTTCAAGACCGGCTTTTCCGCCCGTGCGCTGATCGGGTTGCTCGGCAACGATGACTTCAGCTTCAAGGTCAGCCCCGATGGGTCGGCATTCTTCGACGCGATCCGCATCGACTGCACCAGCGGCCAGGTGGAACTGCCGCAGCCGACGGTCATGCCGGGGCTTGCCGCAGCGCCGACCCCGCCGCCCGCGGGCAAGGCCTCGGTCTATGCCCGCAGCCGGGCCGGGGCGCCATGGATCGACGTGATGCGCCCCTCGGGTCGGGACTTCCCCCTGCAGCCGCATTTCGGAGTGAACCGCATCGCGACCTGGTCGCCCTCAGTCACGACGACAATCACCACCGAAGGCATGCCCATCACTTCGGTCGGCACCGTGTCGCACCCGACGCTGGCCGCCACAAACCTTGCCGCCTCGATGCGCCGCTGGCGCCTGACCTCGGCGGCCGTCGTGGACTCGGTGGCCGACCAGCGCTCCGCAGGCTGGGCCTGCTGGCGCGGCAATGCGGCGGGCCTCGGCGGATGGACCTTCGTGACGCGGATTTCGCTGACGACCCTGCAGGCGACCGGCATGGGGTTCTTCGGCCTCTACGGATCAACGGGCGCGCTGGCCACAACGCTGGCACTGGCCGCAGCCATCAACTGCATAGGCATCGGCTTCCAGCGCGGGACGCACACCCGCTGGCAGCTGGTGGCCAACGACGGCACCGGGGCGCCGACCCTGACCGACATGGGGACGAGTTTCGCCATCGCCACTGGCGGCGTGCTGACCCTGTTCATCGCCGCCCCGCCGAATGGGTCATCCGTCTGGGTGCGGGTGGTCGACGAGGCATCCGGCGCGATCTTTGAGCAGGAGATCACCGCTGACCTGCCCGCCGCGACGCAGTTCCTGTCGCCCAGGCTCTTCATGAACACCGGCGCTACGGCCGCTGCCGTCGCCTTCGACTGCGCCGGGGTCTACCTCGAAACCGATTTCTGACCGACCACAGCCCGCGGCAATGAAAGGA